CACAGACCAGAATGGTTGTTTAGAGCAAACCCGATTTAACGGTGGTACTATCTCTGTCGGGCCAGGTCACTACGGTGACATTTCCGAGCTCAGAGTTGGTGTTGCCAAACAAAAGGGCAAGCTTAGAGTGGTTACAATGCAGAGCGCACGTGTCAAGCGGGTACTAGTCCCGGTTCACGAGGCTCTCTACAACCATCTAACTTCCTTTGGCTGGTGTGTACGAGGAGACGTCACAAAGTCAGATTTTGAGGCTATTGTAGCGGATGTAGGCAAAGGAGAATCGTACATCTCCGGCGATTATTCCGCTGCGACAGATAATATATTGCCTTGGGTAACTGAGGCAGTAACATCTGTTTTAGCTGAGTGTTCTGATTTGACTGACGAGGAGAGAGGCATTATGTTGTCAGCAGTGGGCGACCTTCATTTGATGTCTAAGTCTAGGAAGACTAGGACATTATTGACAAGAAAGCAAATGATGGGGAATCTCTTGAGTTTCCCTATCTTATGCTTGATCAACAAGGCTTGCTTCGACATTTGTTGCGACTTAACGTGGGGTCAAGGTAAGAGGAGGGTTGGTAGGTTTAATGGCGATGACTGCATGTTCGCTGGTGATAGGGCCTTTTTCTCTCTTTGGGAGAGGGTCACATCTACCTTCGGACTAGTAGTTAATCGTCAAAAGACTGGCTTTTCTGAAGCCTGGCTCGACCTTAATAGTCAGCCTTACCACGTACCATCCTCCACTCTTGTCCCTCGCCATTGTCTCTCTTTCCTTCGGCCTTTCAGAAATGATTGTGTTGATCTCCTCGGGGAGGTGTGGAAGGGTACAAAAGAAATGCGGCATAGTGTACGCCAGTATGCAATGTCCGTTTTAGCACGGCACGAGATTGTCCTACGGGACTTTTGCGTGGCCAATGTACCCCGATACGTTGTATCTGGGCTGATGAAGAGAGCCTGGTTTCGTCGTTGGAGAGGATCCGATTCTGTTCCTCCCATCGTTACCGGGGTCTCACGCGCCGACGATGTGGTGGTAACAGACGCTCCCCGTGAGGATCTGTTTTCTATCGTTGACGAGGCGCACTCAGAAGCAGAACGACGAAGACTAACCTATTGGACAGGTAAGCCGCTTTCCTTCGATAGTAGACCAGTTTGGAAGAATTCCCTTACTGGCGGATGTCGAAGTTTAGTAGAAGTCTTACCTGGCCCGCAGGTGAAATCTATTCGCCGTCAGGGACGCCCTCCCCTCCCCCCTCTCATCTCTTCTAAACGTAGTACAAAGAAATTCGTTAAGGTAGTTAGCTGGAAGTTCTCTTGGTCAAAGCCAGTTTTGGACTGGTTTAACCTTGAGTTCGGACCGGCCGGTTTTGCCAACTACCCGAAGTGGGGTCCTGACCATCCAAGAATGGTCCCTCATGCCGAGTGCAAGAACTACGTAAGGTTGAGATTTATTGTCCCAACACCTCCGTCATTGATGCCACCGGGCCCATGGGGCATTTGATGGTGCTGATCAGTGGGTTTTC